AACAATTTTAGAAAACAGAATCCAGAGTATTATTAATCTATGCCATTAGCCGCACCCCTTATATTACCCTTTGCAGAATTAGCTGGTATCACTATTGCCGGTTTAGGTATGGCTGCAGCATCTCAAAAGGTTGGTGATTTTATTTCTGAAAATCCTGAAATAAGTGATAAAATTTTAACTTCACTTAAACAATCTCTTTCAATGACTGCACCAGGTGGTGTAGGACTTAATACTTTATTTAAAAAGAAAGCAAGTGTCACTCTCGAAGATGTTGAAGATATGACAGATGAAGAGGTGGCAGATTTATCAAAAGAAGATAAAGCAGAAATTATGAAAGAGATGGGTAAAAGTAAAGGTGGAGATAAACGACAAAGAATGATTGAGATATCAGAGAAGTTAGGTTTATCAGCCGAAGGCAAAGAAAAACAAACGATCATCGATGAAGTAGAAGAAAGATATGATGAAGGTGGTGTTGAAGATGCACCGAAACCAAAGTTTGATTATAAAAAATTTTTTAGAAATAGAAACGCGGACGGCGGAGCGATAGGCATTGAAGTTTTATTTGAAGAAAAGAAAGATGGTGGAAGAATAGGATTCGCTAACGGTGGAGAAAATATAATTGGTGCAGATTTAAAAGATGAAAGACCTTTTTATCAACAAGTTATAGAAGATAAACTTATAGATGTAATTCCCGATGATATAGCAACAGCACACGGTAAAGCAATGTATACTCCACAAGGTATAGCAAATACATCAAATAGTATTAGAAATTATCATATTGCAGCTAACGCAGATTTATCAAATAGAATATCAAACAAAATAGGAGAAAATTATGGTAATATTGCACAAACAGCTTATAATATCGCTGCACCTGCTTTATCAATTCCCGCAAGTTTTGGTTATGACTATTCTCAAGCACAATCTAGAATGGAACCAGGTTCTGGAATAAAGGGACTTGCAAAGGCATTTATGGATGAGGCTCCTTTCTCTGCTGCTTATCAACGAGCAATTGGAGCAGCGGCTCCTTTAGCTGAACAATCTTCAAATGTTTTAAATAGAATATCAGATTTCTTTTTTGCACCAGCAGGCGCTGCAGATTTTCGAGATGGTGAAATGCTTCAAGCTCCTACAAGAACTAACGTTCAAGGTATGGATTTAGAAATGGATCCAGGTGCTAAAATAAATCCTGATATACAACCACAACAAAATATATTTCAACGTGCTGGGGATGTTTTTAGTTCTATAAAAGATAATATACCTAACTTTGGTATTTTAGGTTTACTGAACAATTTAGATCAGTTTGATAGTTTACCAATAGAAGATAGACAATTTATCCTAGATCAAGCAGGAGGCAATCGGCCTAGCAAAGATCGTTATGGAATTAATAGAAGAAGTGCTTTTGGAAATTATGCACAGTACGTAAGAGACAAAGGTATATTTGCTCCTGGTAAAAGAGGAGAATATTACAGAAGTATTTCTGGATTAGATCAGGCTTTGATGGATACTTTAGATAGAGAACAAAAAGCAAAAGCAGCTTATGAAAAACAAATTAGAGATGCAGCAGATGCTGCATCAAGAAATGCAGCTAGAGCTAGATCTATCACAGCTGGTTATGGTGGCAGTGATGATAGTAGAGGAGCAACAGGACCAACAGCATCAGGAGCTGGTATGGGGGTTGGCGGTGGTTACGCATCTGATTATCAAGGTGCTTATGGTGGTTCTGTGCCAACAGGTCTTGCTACAATGTTTAAAAGGAAAAGATAATGGATATTAAATACAACGACGTTATTGGAGCTTTTGTTAATACAGCAAATGATGAACCTGTAACGCAAGCAGAATTATTGGCATGGGCTGCAGAAAACCCATTACCCATTGATGAACCTAAAAAGTCAAATCCGGCTCTAATGAACGAAGTTATTGAAAGTTTGACAGTTAAAGAAACACCTGATACTACTGAAGTAGGTGTTGAAACAATTACAGATAAAGGATAAAATATCTCATGGCTACAATAGATAAATCTTTGCCCAATCAAAAAACGACTGTAGAGCTTCCAGGAGAAGCGGAGATCGAAGAGGCAGTAAAAGAAAAAGTTGAAGAAGTACAAACCGAAGGCGGACCTGTTGAAATAGAAATGACAGAAGAAGGTGGAGCAGAAGTTTCTTTTGACCCAGCAGTTGCATCTGTTGAAGGGGGTGAAGATCATTTTGAAAACCTAGCAGAATTTATAGGTGATGGTACTTTAGATGAATTAGGTTCAAAACTTGTCGATCAATACACAGAATACAAAGAATCAAGAGGAGACTGGGAACAGTCTTACAGAGAAGGTTTAGAATTATTAGGTTTTAAATACGAAAGAAGAACAGAACCTTTTAGAGGTGCATCAGGTGTTAATCACCCTGTTCTTGCAGAAGCAGTCACACAATTTCAAGCACAAGCTTATAAAGAATTATTACCAGCTGATGGTCCAGTGAGAGCACAAATTTTAGGAGATGTGAATCCACAAAAACAAGACCAAGCTAATCGAGTTAAAGATTTTATGAATTATCAAATCATGGATCAGATGAAAGAATATGAACCAGAGTTTGATCAAATGCTTTTCTATCTTCCCCTGTCCGGCTCTACTTTCAAGAAAGTTTATTATGACGATCTCTTGGGTAGAGCCGTATCCAAATTTGTACCGGCGGATGATTTAATTGTCCCATACTCGGCTACATCTTTAGATGACACAGATGCTATTATTCACGTTGTAAAAATTTCTGAAAACGATTTAAGAAAACAACAGGTTGCAGGATTTTATAGAGATATAGATTTAGGTAGACCTCCTATAACTGAAAATCAATTAGAAGATAAAAAATTAGAACTAGAAGGTATTTCAAAAGATGGTCAAGAAGACCAATACACACTATTAGAAGTTCATACAGATTTAGATTTAGATGGCTATGAAGATATGGGTGAAGATAATGAGCCAACTGAAATTAAATTACCTTACATTGTAACGATTGCACAATCGAATAATAAAATTTTATCAATTAGAAGAAACTATCAACCTACTGATCCAATGAAGAAAAAAATTCAATACTTTGTACAATTTAAATTTTTACCTGGCACAGGTTTTTACGGCTTTGGTTTAATCCACATGATTGGTGGTTTAACAAGAACAGCAACTGCTGCTTTGAGACAACTACTAGATGCAGGAACTTTATCTAATTTACCAGCTGGATTTAAATCTAGAGGTATTAGAGTTAGAGACGATGCACAACCTTTACAACCTGGTGAGTTCAGAGATGTCGACGCTCCGGGAGGAAATATTAGAGATCAGTTTATGCCTTTACCTTTCAAAGGTCCTGATGCAACTTTATTATCTTTGATGGGTGTTGTGGTTCAAGCAGGCCAACGCTTCGCGTCTATCGCAGATGCACAAGTGGGTGATATGAATCAAAACGCGGCTGTGGGTACAACAGTAGCATTACTTGAGCGAGGATCGCGGGTAATGTCAGCTATACACAAAAGATTATACGTCGGACTAAAACAAGAATTTAAATTATTATCAGAAGTTTTTAAAACTTATTTACCACCAGTTTATCCTTATGATGTACCTGGTGCTTCTAGAGAAATTAAAGTTCAAGACTTTGATGATAGAATAGATATTTTACCCGTAGCAGATCCAAATATATTCTCTCAAACACAAAGAATATCTATGGCTCAAACACAATTACAATTAGCGCAATCAAATCCTCGTATTCACAATTTATATCAAGCCTATAGATCAATGTATGATGCGTTAGGAATAAAAAATGTAAATGCAATTTTACCACCACCTCAAACACCACAACCATTAGATCCAAGTTTAGAACATATTCTTGCAATGAGTGGTAAACCTTTTCAAGCATTTCCAGGACAAGATCACAAAGCACATATTGATGCACACTTAAACTTTATGAGATTAAATATGGTGCAAAATAATCCAATTGCTATGAATGGATTACAAAAAAATATTTTAGAACACATTAGTTTAATGGCTCAAGAACAAGTTCAATTAGAATTTGTACAAGAGATACAAGAACTACAACAATTAACTCAACAATTAGGTCCAATGATGCAAAATCCACAAGCGATGATGCAAAATCCTATGATGATGCAGTCACAACAACGTATTCAAAAAATTACAAGCGACATTGAATCAAGAAAAGCTAAACTTATTGCAGAAATGACAGAAGATTATGCAAAAGAAGAAGAAAAAATCATGGGTGAATATGGAGGAGATCCACTATTAAGACTAAAAGGCAGAGAATTAGATCTTCGAGCGCAAGAAAACCAAAGAAAAAAAGACGAAGGTCAAGAACAATTGGATTTAGACAAAATGAAAGCCATGATGAACAAGGAAATACAGGAAGATAAGCTAGAACAGAACGAACAACTAGCTGGTTTACGTGCTGGAGTCTCATTAGCAAAGCAACAAATGTCTGATGCTAGTAAAATTCATGATTTTGGTAGAAACTTTCCTAAAAAGTAGTTATAATTAAAAAATAAGGAGACAAAAATGACTAAAGATTATTTAAGAGGTCAAGGTTATGTTAAAGCACCTAAAATTGAAAAAGAATTAGGTGTTGGCAAGGATGGTTACCAACAAGGTGGCATTCCTGTTGAAATGACTAACCCGGATGAATCTCAAGTGGTTGATGTTAAAGGTACAAGACGTATGAGACCTGACAAAAAACCAGTTAAAGCAACTTGGTATTAGTTTATGTGGCTACAAGCTATTAAGTTAGCCGCGCAAGCTGGTTCAAAAATTTATGCTAACAGACAAAGAGCCAAAATGGCTATGTCTGAAGCACAATTATTGCATGCTGAAAAACAAGCCCGTGGTGAGGAAGCTTACCAAGGTAAATTGTTAGAAGCTAGACAATCAGACTGGAAGGACGAGGCCGTGCTCATAATATTGAGTACGCCAGTTGCAGTTCTAGCCTGGGCGGTCGTATCAGACGACCCCACTGCGATGGACAAGGTAAAATTGTTCTTCGAAATGTTTTCGCAACTTCCTCAATGGTTCACAAATTTGTGGATTTTGGTAGTAGCGAGCATTTATGGTATCAAAGGAACGCAAATATTTAGAAACGGAGGAAAAAAATAATGGCAAACCCAAGATTTAATAAACAAGTAACAAACCCAAGAGGCCCTGCTAGAGTAAAAAGAGCTGGTGGCGGAATGGGTGGCAGAACTGGAGATATGATGTATTCAAGAGGACAAGGTGAAAACATGATATCGAAAAGAATGCCAACTGAACTTATGGACAGAGGCGCTATGAAAAAAGGCGGCATGACCAAAAAGAAAAAGAAAAAGAAACAAGGCTACAAAGATAGAAAAGATGAGTCTATTGCTATGAGAATAAAAAAGAAAAGAACGAAGAAACAATTGAAAGATTCAAGAGATGAGTCTTATGGTAAGTTCGGTTCTAAAGCTAAAAAATCTGGCAAAATAAACAAATAAGGAATAAAAATGAAACCAGTGCCCGCAGGTAAAAAAGGTAAAGGTCTACGTAAACTTCCTAAACCCGTTAGAAATAAAATGGGCTTTATGAAAAAAGGCGGCATGACCAAAAAGAAAAAGAAAAAGAAACAAGGCTACAAAGATAGAAAAGATGAGTCTATTGCTATGAGAATAAAAAAGAAAAGAA